GTGTATGCACAAAAAACAGGTAAAGAATTACAGATTACTAATAGTTTAATTAGAAATATGCAAAATGATTTATCTCAATTAGCAACTGAATACGCAGTCAATGACACAGATAACTATTTTAAGGAGGAAGAATAATGACAAAAGCAGAACGAGAAATTCGTAAAATGTTGGAAGTTGCACAAGATAGTTTAAAAAAATTATGGGCTATTCCAAAGCAACAACAAACTGAAGGAACAGAACGAGAAATTATAATGCAACAATCAAGAGTGAATGCTTATCAAGATTGTTTAATATACTCAGGACTTCGTGAAGGTTGGGGTATAGAAAAATGCGAGGAGGAAGAATAATGATAGTACATGAATTGATAAGGATGTTACAGCAATGTAACCCCGATGCAGAAGTAAGAGTTATAGAAGATGTTGACAATGGTGACCCTAATTATTGGGTAACTTTAGTTGATGAAAGAGAAGACGAAGTTCTTATTATAGGAAAGGAATAATAATGAAACTATATTACTTAAAGTATACGCAAGAAAACGAGGCATATGTCTCAGCAGACAGCGAAGAAGAGGCAGTACAAAAGATATCAGACTACACCGGTAATGGTGGAGAGAATATGCACAACATTCGACTAAACGAATGTGGTTGGAGCGTTGAAGGTGAAGAAGGTGAGCTTAATGAGATTAAGAAAGACCATCCTAACGCACAATTCGACACGCATATTAATGAGTATGGTACTACATATCAGCAACAGGACCAAGACTTCCTGTTCTATAATTAACCCAACAGGGAAAGCCATTGGGTGGGTATGGTTGTTCAGCCTACCCACATGGCTGTTTAAACAAGTAAGAAAAGATAAGGAGGCATAATGCCAACACTAAATGAAATAAAAAATGGAGCAGAATATACCATTAACGAATACAGCGTATGGTTAGAGGTAGCTCTAGATGGTGATGAGGATAGGACAATTCTTATTCACCCAAGTGCATTTGATAGCTTGACCAAAGCAATAGCTAAGGCAAAAGAAATCGGAGCAGTTGATGGAGACAAAGCAACAAAAGAGTGGGACACATTTGTGTTATCACAAGAATGTAAAGGAGCAAAGTTTGGTAGAACAAGTAAATACGCCACAAGACGCAGTCTTCTTTAAGGTAACTAAGGTTGTTACCTATAAGTATGACTACCCAATGACAGAAGATGAGCTACATGATTGCAGACAAGATGCAATGAATGACAGTAGTAACTTCTTAGAGAAGTGGGGAAACGATAACGATGCAAAGCAAACTGGTGAGGAGATACAATCCATATTAGTTCTTGATGCAGACGATAGTGATGGTGATGACAGTTGGTACATATAGTACCGACTGTTTAAACAAGGAGGAAAGAATGAGAGAGCCAAAGGAAATATCCATATGTTCTAAGTTTGACATAGTCGAATTTAAAAATGGTGAAGTCAAATGGATAATGTACGACAGTAGAGACGAAGCAATTAAAAAGCAAACCGAGGAAGAGCTAACAGAGCCAACAGTCTTACAACACTTTAAAGTTGTAGGTACTAACGACCAAGGGTTCGTACTAGAGCTTGAAGAAGGTATAGAGATAAAGTATAAGGAGGTATCAGATGAGTGAAAAATTATATTACAAACTGTTTTACTTTTCGCTAGATGCAATGGAGCTAACAGAAAACAAAGATACAGTTACAAAAAAAATAGGTTACAAGTATGCACGAAAGGTATACGACAAAAGTTTTTGGAAACTTTTTAACTACAGCCCATACGATTACACAATGAATGGAGAGATAGAAGATGAGTGAATTAAAAAGATTAGAAGATGAGAAGGTTAGATTACAAACAGAGATTGATGCAATCAATCAGTTAATTGCCCCTGGTAAAAACGATAACATAAAAACATTGATACATACTAGAGAAAAGTTAGCGACAAATAAAAAACTTGTATCCTTAGAGATACAGATAGAGAGATGCAACATAGAGATACAAAGGATACTAAAACAACATAACGCTATTTAAATAGTTGTTTAATATTCAATAGCTGTTAGTCTATAAGTATGAAATACATTGTAAAAAGTGTGAGCATATTTGACAGCAGTGTCTATGAGTGGGAGTTTGAAGACCTGTTCGAGGCACAAGCTAAGGTGAGAGAGCTTAAAGATGTAGGTTCTAATCACTTTATGATAAGACTATACAGCAAAGTATCAGCAAGTATCTAACACTAAACAACTAAGGAGGCAGTATGCCAAACGATGGTATCGATTTTCGTGACCCCGCAACTATAAAAAACTGGGCTATTGAATTAGCTAATGCTTGTGGAGGTAGCAAAATTATGTTTGGAAATATAAAAAAACCAAACCCAACAAAAGCTAATGCACTGTTAGAACAGTTCGCAGTAGCATACAATACACAATTAATAGGAGAGGTAAAAGATGACGCAGGAAAAGCAGAAGAAGAATGAAGAAGTAGAAATACTTACAATCAAAGTTATCGTAGACCAAAGTTCAGTAGCAACAGCTAAAGAAAGAGAAAACTTTTTCATTGGTTACATTGATAACATACCCGGTTGTGAAGTTCACTATACAAAAGTAGAGAAAGCAGAGGTGATAAATTTATGACAGACCAAAGTACTATAGTTCTTAACAGACTTAAAGGAATACAATCAGAGATAAACAGAACGCAAATTATGTTGGAAGAAAAACACAAGACACGCAAGCAGTTCATCGTTGATTGTTTAAACAACGACATAACAGTCAAGCAAATAGCAGGTATCTTAGATATTAGTTTGGCAAGAGTATACAAAATAATGGAGGAAATAAATGGACGATAAATTAAAGAAGGCCTTAACAAAGCCATTCAGTAAAGACGAAGTGAAGGCACCACCCAAGGGTAAATTCGGTTCTTATGTACCGCATCACCTTGTCACTAAGAGACTTAACGATGTCGCTTATGGTGAGTGGAGCCATACATTAAAAGAAATTGTAAGAGATAGTGAAGGCAAAGTAAGAGGAGCTGTTACTACATTTACACTGTTCGGTGTATCACATGACGAAGTCGGTGATGTAGATAGCGTTGATGTAAAGAATAACAATACCGAAGGTGAGTTGCTAAAACTATGTATGTCGGATGCACTAAAGCGTGGAGCGATGCGTCATGGTATCGGCCTCCATCTATGGACAGGTGAAGTTACAGAAGAAGAACACTATGCAAACAAGTCTAGTGATGTAACTGTAGAAAAGTTCCTACAAAAATCAGCGACAGAAGATATAGGACCAGTTCCTACTAAGTTCTTAGACGAGGACCCAAGTGATATGGTGAATAGACTAAGAGAAGCACTTGCCTTTCATGAACCTTTAGAGGAAACAAGAATGGCAATTAAAAAACAATCATGGGATAACTGGACAAAAGCTAATAAAGAAAAAGATGTTAGCAAGTGGACAGACAAGGACTTTGATGAGTACTTAGATTTGTTTGTACAGTACCAATCAGCTACACCTAAAGCACTAATCGACACAGTCGAGGATGTATTCGGAGAAGTAGTTGACAATAGTGGTAGCTTAAAGCCATGCCCTAAGTGTGGCAAGACAGAAGACATAACAGATATGCGTGTCAAGAAATCAAATGCACCCGAAGGTAGTGGTATTAAAAACTTACCCGACTTTATGTGTGAAAAGAATGACCCGAAATATAGACCGGCAGCTAATGGATGTGGATGGGGTGGATACATTGGTGGCAAAGGTGACAAGGAAGTACCTAGCACATGGCTCTAGAACAGCCATCGTTTCCACTAGATAAGTTAAAGGCAAAGTTAAAAAAGAAATATCCTAATCATAATTTTGATGTTCCTTCTATGCCCGATACTAAATGCAAAGTTAATGGTAGATGCCCTGGTAACAGGGCTATTTACTATGACAATAGTGGAAACTATTTCTGTGGTGCCATCATAAAGATGATGAATGAAAGAACCATGGAGAAATCAGACAAAGAATGTGGAGCTTATTTAGTTGATTTATCAATGCAGAAAGCAGAGCAGAAGAGGATGAGAAATGTTCAGCCTCTTCGCTAGCATTCTACCTTTATGTCTAGTACCCATCCAAGAAACACAAGAAGGCATAAGCGAATACATACATTGTTTAAACAATCAAACAAAGATAGAACATGTAATTCAATGGGAGCCTCTAGTTACAGAACACTTCAAAGAAGAAGATGTAGCAGAGGCCTTGTTGATTATATTCTGTGAAAGCAGTGGACGAAGTGAAGCAGTGAATGGCAATACCAATAACACAAGAGACATTGGGTTGTGGCAATTTAATGACTTCACTTGGATTTGGTTGACACCTAAGTTAAATATAACTGGACCAAGAACTGACCCTGTACTTAGTACAAAGATAGCAAGTTGGTTATATTACAACAGTGGTAGTCACCATTGGAACAGTAGCAATAAATGTTGGAGGACATATGACAAAAGCAAATAAAGACTGGGATATTAATGGAGAAAAATTCTATGAACAACTTAAACAAGGTAAAGAAATGGAGAACCTATACAAGAAGTTCATGGGTAACGACAATATAGAAGTCAAATCAGAGAGACACATTTGGGAGAAGTCTAAGAACCATTTTGTGGAATATCTGTACAGGCCTGTCAATCAATTAAAGTACGAACCTAGTGGGATATCCGCCACTAAAGCTGAATGGTGGGCATTGTTTTTAATAGACGACAATGACAAACCCATCATGTGTTACACCATACCAGTAGCCGCACTAAGAGAAATAGGTAGGAAATATGTTAACACCGATAGAGATGTTGATGGTGGTGATGGTAACAGAAGTAAAGGAGTACTGGTACCTATAGAAGAGATAGCTCTATATCCTTTTAATCGTTAGCTTATATCCGGTTGTTTAAACAATGACCGGAAAGCTAGGCCCTCTGTCGTTTACTAAGAGAGTAAGCACTCCAGGGTGTGACCACAATCCACTTCTCTGTGTGAAATCAATAGACTTATCAAGGGATGGACATTGAAACCAGTGTCTATCTCCTTGGTTCTTAGCACGAAAGTGATGGTAGTGAGCTGTTATAAGTATCTCTGCTTCACCTGTTGGTAGGAAACCAAACATCTGACCCTTCCACCAAGCCTCTATCTTAGCCTCTGCATTACCTCCACCATTAGTCATATGACCATGTGTGAATGCAGTCTTCTTACCCTTGACCTCTATATTTAAATGATAACCTTCGGGTATGATGACCTTTACTTTTTTGTATCGTTCTTTGTTGGCCGAAAATATTTCTTCCATTATCTGTAGGTGCATAGTATCTGAGTTGTCTAATCTATTAGAAAGGACTTGCCCTTTACCACTCCTGGTCATTTCACCATGGTTCCCTGGCACTCCAGTTAATGTAATCTTATCTACATGTGGTAAGAAAGTCTCTACTGTTTTGTATATCATCGCTCTAGCTAGTGAGTATTGCTCTAAAAGATTTAGAGAAACATTAAAAGGTTGACTGTCGTAGAAAAATTTAGAACATCCTTCTGTTAAGTCACCCATTCCTACTAGAAATACTTCATCAATCTTCATCCCCATCTTACGATAGTTCTTTAATAGCTTGACTGCATCCTGCAATGCTACATCGTACCTGGCAATAGTTGCCTCAACTCCATAGTCATCCTTGCCCAACTGCCAGTCACTCATCATAAATAACATAGCTGTATCTCCACCAAATAGATTTCGTTTAGTGAGCGCCGGCTTCTTTACTGCTTGTTTAAACAATGCGTCATAATGTTTGTCGTGTGTTGCTGATTTCCTGCGTATAGTTCCTTTGAATGCGTGAAAAGTTTCAACGATACCACCTTTAAGCTGTGCATTCCAGGAAGATACTTTTAAAATGCCATCTATTTCGTATATGTTTGGGTCAAATCCCCAGTTCTTTAGGATGTTATCGAAGTCATTCTCATAGTTAGGGTCTGTACCTACATGTACAACTTCACCCTTACCTGTATTAGGGTCTATGTCTATAGAAGGTTGCCATCCTGCTTTGTAAAAGTTATTACCATTCTCTGCAGGTATAGCTGTTTTCTTAGATGATTTTTTCTTAGGCATGTTTCCACCTTTCATATACTACATTTAGTATATAACAGATATTGAATTACCTATGTATTTACTTGGATGCTTTTTTAGGTTTTGGTCCTATTTGTTTTTTAGCAAACTCTTTCACTACTACAAGTGCAGCAGCTCCACCGGATAGGGCAGCAAGTTGTAATGCATTAGCGTCAACACCAACTAAAGGTGCAACTGTTAGTGCAGATATGAATGCTTCAACAAAAGTCCAAACTGTTTTACTAAGAACATCTTTATATTCTTGGCTCATTGTATTAATTTTCCTAACTTTAGTTTATTCTCTATGTTCTCTAGTTTAGCAATAATTGTATCAAGTTTCTCTTGAATAAAGTTTGGATGTATCATATCAGGTGGAGATGAGTTATCTATTTCCTCTACCTGTAATCCTTCTACTATCTTTTGTGTCCAAGCATCACCAGGACAAGCTGTTTTTTTGAATGAAGAGTGTGGTCTTAACTCTCCACCTACTTGTTCGTATAACCATTTAACAGATGCAATAGCTTTATCTGAAGGTTTGTCGGTAGGATTGCTACCACCCAACCAACACACAGCAATATAATGCTTGTTATTGTAGTTAATTTCTTCACGATTGTTACCTCCTTGTGCTGCACTTCTATTTCCAAATCCTCTGCCTTCATATATCTGTCCTGTATCTCCTACTAAAAAGTTGTATGCTATATCATTCCAACCTCTATCTTCTTGATGTAGTCTTTGTATAGTCTTGCACTGGTCCATCTCTGCCATGTTGCCTACTGCAACAGGGTAAGCTGACCAATGTACAACTAAACCTTTGACTTCTCCTAGTTTAGAAAAAGAATTTTTATTGGGTTTAGCACCCCATATATCTCTTGTTGTTATCTTCATTGGCATACTTTCATCCTTTCCTTTGTAATCAGTTTCTCTATAATACTCTTTGCTCTTACTCAACTTTGTTTAAACAGCATTACATTACGATTGCTGCGACTACTCCACCTATAGCAACTGCTAATGTTAATACTTTATAAAATTCTGATTTATCTAATTTAGTGTCAAGTTTTTTCTCGATGTCATCGAGCTTTTTAAATATCATTTGAATGATTTCTTTCTGTGTGTAGTTGTCTGAAGGAGACATTATGGTAAGTCATCATGGGACATCCAGTCCCATTCCTTATTTACATTACTATCTAGGTCGTAGTTACTTAGTCTTTTAAGATATAGACTAATTTCTTTTAAAAAATAACCTAGTAAAAATCCAATTATAAAATCCATAAGGACGATTATAACAGATTATTTATGCAGGTTTTGGATTGTCTGATTTAACTGTAGCTATGTGGTCTTTCCAAACAGTAGTACCATTTACTGCATCCCAGTATTGCATATCTAACTGGTCAGCAATAGAACCATAAGCTTCTTGTCTAGCTTGTATATAACCAAACTGTTGAGTATTCCATTTACTGTTAGCCAAGTCTGTTACAGCTTGTGCATAATCAGCATCAGTAAACTCAAGTCTATCGTTATTAACTTGCTTGTACATTGGCTTAGCAGCTTCTATCTCCGCTGTAGCTTCAGTTGTTAGTTCTTCTAATGTTGCCATAATATCTCCTATGTTAGCATACTTTTACTATATTGTGTTTGAATAACCATAAAGAATAAATGTTCCACGAGTAAATTGTCCACTGTCATTAAAAAATGATATACCATCTGATACACTTTGGCTTGATGGAGTAAATCCACCTGCACCTTTTGTACTTGAAATACCATCCCAACTTTCATCATTAAAAATACAACGCCAAGCAACTTGTGTGTTAGCATCTGCGTTTCTAAAATTAAATAAATCCATTTCCATATTTAAACCAACTGTTGTTCCTGCTTGTGTATCAGAATTTTGATGCTGTATTCTCCAACTATCAGCATTTGGTAAGCCATAAGGATTATCAAAACTATTAAAAGCTGGACTTGCTCTATTTGTTAAGCGTTCCCAAAAACTATAATCATAATTATTATCGCTATCAACTACAACTCCACTTTTTGTTATTCTTGCTTTTAAAGGTTCTGTCGTAGTGCTTTGTGCATCTATTATTCTGACATGATAAACATCATAAGTATCATCAATTCCTGTTAATGTCACTGCAGCTGTGTTGCTTGACACAACAGTTTTTTGAATTATATGTAATCCTTGTTTAGGCATTATGTTGGCACTCCATATACAGATAGTTTAGTTCCTGTGTAAATTTTAGGAGCATAACCGATTTCTAAACCTGTAATTGAAGAAGCAACTGGGTAAACTATGTGTGTATTACTTACATACATTTGATATTGACCTTGTGAGCTGTGTGCTTTACCTGTTATAAAAGTAAACTTATCACTTTCAAATGGCATATAGAAATCCCAAACTCCATGTATAGTATTTTGATAACTATTTATTCCTTGTCCCCCAAAATATATTATATAATCAAGGGTTGTGTTATAACCATTATAATAAAAACCTTGACCACCACCTGAAGCTGTAGTTCCAAATTTACCTAATTGTTGTTGGATATAATTAGTACCACTTACTGCACCTGAAGTATCCCTTAATTTAGCATTATAATATGTAAAACCATAAGAGTTTAAATTTTCTAAAAATACTTTATAGTGTGAGTAACTTGAATTAAAACAATCATCTATTGCTAAAGTACTTACATCACTCTCTGCAGTTACTGTTTTTATATGTTTTAAATTCATGGTTTATATACTCCAAATACTTTAACATGACCACTAATATTATTTGAGTTTTGAAAAAAATGTATTGCTTCTTGCCTTGTTCTTGTTGGAGTTGTACCTGTACCACCATCTGAAAACATACCATCTCCATCAAAAGCTGAAGTATCTCCATTTGCATCTACACTAACTCCACTCCAACTTAATTTAGGAATTACTGTATTATTTGCAGCACCATGTATCATCATATTCCAACCCCCTGAATATTTAATTTGTGAACTTGTAGCATTAAAAAGTACCATACTAGTTGTTGTTGATGCAGCAAGTTGATAGGTATTATTACTATCATCATTTCTTAAAGTATGGTATGAATATTTACTACTCGTATTAACACTTCCATTTATTACAAATCTTGCCTGTAATTGAGTGTTATCAGCAATAGGACTAAATTCATTAAACAATAAAAAATGCGTATCATAACCAGTAGGTAAACCAACATTTAAAGAACTTACATTTTCAAAATCCATAGTACTTAATAAAACTAAATCTGAATTATCTAATGTCCATTTACCTACTCTTTGTAAATCATAAATATTTTTTGGTGTAAAAATACCTTTATTATTTTTAAAAGCTTGTTCTGGTGCTTCTGGTATGTATCCATATTCACTCATTTAAACCACCCTGTACAATGTAAAAGTTCCACTTGTTATAGTTTCAGAGCTACTCCAACTTAACTCAACTCCATCAACTTGTGTAGCTTGTTTTAACACTGCACCACCATTTCCACCATATAAATTATTTGAACTTGAAGTTGATATTCCAACTCCTTCTATTGTGCAGTAAGTAAACTCTGAACTGTTATAAGCATTGTATATGTGGTAAATTCCTTGCACTGTTTGGTTTGTACCAGTGCCAACATGGACAAGGTTTAGCTGAATATCATCTTGGATTGTATTTGCAATATTTCCAAATGCACCACCTGAATTTAAAAGTTTTCCTGCAAATTCATAATTTGTTGTTGTATTTGGAATGCCACTTTCAGTAAATCTTATATAAGGATAATGATAGCTAAATGAATTAGTGTTAGAACTATCCATATTTGTGATTGCTAACATATAAACACTGTCATCATTTATTCCAGTCAAGATTACTGATGGAACTGCACTTGTTACTGTTTCTGTATCTACTTGTATTAATTGTCCTGCCATTAGCTATCAACTCTCAATCCATAACATTTAACTGATATATCTGTAAAATCAACATTATAAAATCGTATGCCTGTCATACTTGCAGTTTGTTTCAATACTGCAATTCCTTTATTACTTGTTCCTTTCCCTGAAGGAGCACCTGTACCCTGTGATAATAAAAAACTGTAACTACTAGATGAATAAGGATTAAATATATATAATACAAATCCAAAATCTACTCCAGTATGTGAATAAACCATTCTTCTCATATAATTTTGATTTTGATTTCTATCTTCAACAAATAGATTACCACTTTCCATTGATAAAATTGCATAATTATAATTACTAGCAGTAACTACACTTCCACTAGAATTTATAAATCTTGCATTAATAATTTGATTAGTATTAGTAAAATCCCCAACTACTGAAATTTTATAAATATCAAAATCTGCACTAAATACATCTGTTACATCAACACTAGATACAGAACTAGCAGTAGTTTCATTAATTAATCTTAGGTTACTCATATCTGTTTTACTCCATACAAAAAAGCTTCTCCATTTGCAAAGCCACCACCTGCATTAGTAAAGAATTGTATTGCATTAACTACACTTGCAGAACTTCTAACACCACCACCAAAAGTAGAGTTAAAACCATTATTATCACAAGTTGAATGGTCTGTGAAATATGTGTACTTGTTTGGGTTTCCTGCATTATACATATAAGTAGTTCTATTACTTCTAGCTTGAACTGTAGCACCTGCATTCCCATATAACTCTATTACACCTGCATTATTACTTTTTTGTTCATCAAAAGTGCCATTAGCAAAACATCTCTGAACTGCAAATTGATAATTACCAGTAGTACTGTCATAAGAAGTTCCACCATTACTTGAAGTTCTATAATAAAAACTACCACTTGGACCATTTGGTCTTGCTTTTACTTGAATAATGTGAACATCATAAATATCCTCTTTCAAATTAGTGAACTCTAAATTATTAGTTGTTGATGTCCAAGATAGGCTATCAATAAGTTCTAATGAGCCACCCCAACTACCATCTTTAGTAAGTTGTAATATTTCACTAGGTGTATATAAACCTGTATTCTTTTTTACATCATTCGGTTGTGTGCCTATGTAGGGCATAAATTACCCCTAAGCTTGTCTAAGAAATGATACATTGTATTCTGCGCTAGAAGCTGCAGAACATAATCCTTGTAGTACATCACCTGTTTCTAATGATATTTTTGTTGTAATCTCTATTGTTGTGCCAAAAGGTAGTGATACATCATTAAGAATGTGAGTTAAACTTCCACCTGATTTAGTCACACTTAAATCTATTGTAACATCTGCACTTGTTCCACTAACATTAGATACTAAAATACCAATAACTGTTTCAGTAGTAGCTGCAGGAACAGCATCAATAATATCTGCTGCTGATGTTCCAAGAACTCCTTGTACTGAATGTAGTGTATCTGCCATTATATCTCCAAATTGTTAATCTCCCATAACTATAGCATAAGCTTGCGAACTATTGCTACTTGTTATGAAAAAACTATCCATTACTATTCTAAAAGTTACTGATAAAGTACCACCTGCAGTAACTAATAAATCTAAATCTTCGCTTATAGGTAAGTTGCCTATAGTATCTATAAGAAGACTTCCACCTTCTTTGAGCATTGTTAACATTCCCATTATGAAAGTGCCAGTACTAATCCTAAACTTACTCCACCTGATGTTTGAGCATCTACATACGCTTTAACTGATTGTTGCGAAGCTGCTACAGTAGCACTATTACTAGCCATATCATCTTCATCAACTAATAAAAAGTGTTTAGTACCATCTGTTCTATGTGTAGCATTAGTAGTTTCATCAGCATCTATTCTGTCATGTACATCTGAAAAGTGTTCTGCAAGTACAGCCATACGAACGACAGTACCGGATTGATGGTCCGGGTCTATTGCATGTCTTCCTTCTAAGTCTCTTGTTATAGCTGATAATGTAGAACTAGCAGAAGATGTTACTAATACAACTTCTCTGTTTGCGTTGTTATCCGGGTCTATAACTAAATAATAAGGGCTACTTACACTAGCATTAATTGCTGTTATTCCATCTGTTGTAGGTGCAGTAGTTAAAGTTGTAGAAGTAGCACCACTAGCTAGTAGTCCTGCTAATGTTGTCTCAAAAAAGTTTACTACTTGACTTTCTCTGTCTGCCATTTATGCTCCAAATCTCATTATACCAAAAGCTGAAATACCTGCTACATGTATCGATGATACATCTTCTAATACAGGCTGCCTTGTTCCTCTGACAGTCAGTATAGCATATTGCGTAACACTTCCACGCTCTGTATTAGATTGTACTGGATAACTAATCTGTTCCACAACACCTCTTATAATTTCTGCAGGATTAAATAATTCTAAAGTTACACTGTCTCCTTCTTTATCACGAAGTGTTGCATATAACTCTTCTCCTAGACCTTTTACTTTTATAGGTTTTCTTCCAGGTCGTTCTACTCTATCTGATATGTTTATAGGTATCTGTGCCACTACAAGTTCCGGTCTAGCTAATGCACGAAACTGTACTGACTTTAGTTTAGGTGTGGCGTTGTTACCACCATCTTTTTTAAGTACAACTTTACCAACAATATATCTTGCTATTTCTGCTATTTGCTTTTCTGTATCTCCAGTACCGGATGCTTGTGTAAATGCTAATTTAAAAGAACTATCATTAGGATTATCTAACGCTTCAAATTTAGTTGAGTAATAAAGTTCTACAGAAGTATCATTAGGTAAAGCATTTGTAGAAATCTCTGCACCAACAAATTGTTTACTTTCTGCTGTAAAGAAATCTGCAGCAGACATAATAACATAACCTTCGGTTTCGTATGTAGATGTTTCCATAAACACACCACCACTTGTTCCTTGAACTAATACAAAAAATTTACCCTGTACTTGTTTAATGCCACCCACTAAACCTTGTCCAGGTACTTTTAAATCTCTAGCTAAACCTGCAGTAGGTAAGTAATATCTCCACAAATAAGTATCAGTAGCACTTTCTCTAACACCTACATAAATACTATCTCTTGATGCAAACATAGAGTGAGGAGAACCTGCTACACCATTATCCCATTCTTTTAATAATTGTCTGTTAGCTAATACATACAAGTCATCTGCTACTACCAAATCACTTCTATATAATCTACCTATATTTGTACCTTGTTCTTGTGTACCAAAAAATACAATGCCTTCTAGTGCTTCAATGGAGTGTACTTGTTCATCTCCAATGCGTGATTGTCCTTTAAGTTCTAAAGTACCTGCATTATCTTTTAAAGAATAAATATTGCCATCTGTACTAGCAGCTAATATAACTGCACCTGCATCAACAACAGAAGTAATACTATGTGTAGGTTCTACAGTTATTATTGCACTTGGTGTTTGAAATACACCAGTAAAGTTTCCTGTATAAGGGTCTGCTTCCCATAGATATTCTGCAGTTGTGCTTTTACCTGTAACAATTAACCTACCTTTAACGAAACAAAGACCAGTAAAGTAACCAGTAATAGATGTTCCTAAACTTTCAACACTCCAAGTTGTTTCATCAAAATGTATAAGTTGTTTATTTGTTCCACCATCTCCAGTCACAACAAAAACATTATTACCAAATGCAACCATACCTGTTATGTTGTATGAAACATTTGTAGATGTAACTGTTGACCAGTTCTCTCCATAATCTGTACTTCTATATATTACTAAGCCATCACTAACATAAAGATAACCATTTGTAGTTTGTGCTATATATTGTTCAGAAGTAGTAAAAGTTAAACCTTTTGTTTCCATGGTGTATAACAAATGAATGTTATAAGAAGTTTCTTCATCTCCATGAAATATATCTACACCTTTGCTATCCCAAAATCTTGTTGTATCTTTAGGTGTACCATTAGCTCTATGTGCTGTATCTAATCCTTGACCACCACGAAAATCATTTCGTGAATAGATACGACCTAAGTTAGATGTAAAGTCTTCGGGGTTTTGTTTAACATTTATCTGACCTTCTTGTACATCGGATGATTGTATAGTCATCGCTCTTCCAGGGCCAATAGCAGTTCTAAAGTAAAGACTATCTAAGCGAATATCATAACCATATCTTTGTGGGTTGCTGACAATAGAAGTATTTGCAACTCTAGGCACTTGGATATACCACGCTGTTTAAACTGACAGGTTCCGGGTACCTGGCTCTTAAATCTTTTCTTGCTTGATTTATTAAAACTTGTTGATACTGAAGTAAAGAATTTCTTATATTCGATGAAGAGTTAACTGGATAATTTGTTACTTGCATTTGGTCTGTAATATAATCTGCTGTGTAAGTAGGTATGTCTTTGCCTGCTATCATTTGTGCAGCAACTCCGGCCATAATAATTGGTTCGTATTCTGTCTCTAAACCTATCTCTGCTAGTGTTGTACTTTCAGAAGACACTTCTCCAAATTTCTTTTTAAAAGTACAGTGAACATTTACACCAGTACTTACGCCACTAAACTGTACAACTTTACCGGATGCAGTTATAGAAGTTGGTACATCTATAAGCTCTACAGCAACCCCTCTAAACTGTACTGTGGTTTCATTACCTGCGTCTAGCTCTTGGTATTGTGATACTGCTTTTAATGGTGCAACAATTCTATTGTCATCGTCACCTGTTAACGCAACATAACCAACTGCACTAGATATTGTTTGTGTCTCGACTGCATATAGTGTTGGATATAAATTTTCTATTTGGTCTTTAACAGCATTAAAAACATTTACTCTTGGGAACTGTGGAGTTATTTTAATAAGCGCTCCTAAAGAATGTGCTTCTGCTGTTGTCCCTCTAGCACCTCTTTGTACTGTAATTTCATTAGTTACAGCATTAAGTTCTTTTGAGTACATTAACTCTTGGCCTACTTCTAGTATGGCTCCTGCATCTAATGCGTCTTCTTCTTCTACAGAAAATAAATCTCCATCATAAGATATAGTTGTTGCATTTTCATCTATTCCGGAGGTTAAATAAGAATAACTGACCACATCTTCCATTGGTTCAAGGTACTCTCTAAAAACCCTATCAACTAGGTTTGCTATTGTTGTACTCATCTTAATCCTTTACGCTGAATGAAATACTAAGTTTATAACTCTGTCTGCTGTTTCTGTACCATCTGATATAACTTTAATAGCACCAACTCCGGCCCATCCGCTAGGGTCTACCCTAACATGGGAGTTTGCGGTGACAGTATAAGTTACATCTGTTCCATCAGTTTCTTTCAAAGCTTTAAAAGTTCCTCCAGTATTAGTGGAAGTAACTTGGAAAGTAATGTTAGCACCTGTCATAGCAGCGGGAAAAATAATTCCTGACAACAACAATCCATCTGTATCTACAGCTGTACTAGTTGTAGCATTTTCTGATATATCAATTGTGACAGCTTTTGTCTTGTATAAACTTTTACCTGCAACTGGCATTTAATCTCCTAAATCTTTTTTTATTATTCTAACAGAAGAAGAGGGTGGAGGTGGAATTCCACCCTAATCTTCAAATATTTATCTTTAGCTTACGCCATTGATAACTGCGTGATACTCGGCAGGTCCTTTATCAAGACCAATTTCCATGTAGACACGCTTTGATACTGCGGCTGCATCATCATTGTCTGTATCCTCTACGAATACTCCGCCTTTTCCTGGGATGTTTAAGAAACAAACATCTAGGTAAGACATATCCAATACGAATGCTTGGTCAGCAGGAACATATTCGTTCACTGCAAGTCCAATGTTTCCGAATGGAGTAATGATTGTGTCAATGTTAACACCTGCAATGTTTCTATCTCTAGGCAATACTGCCATTTGATTAGAACCACTCTTAACAAGGTTTTGGTTCAAGTCAAGAACTGAACCTGGTCTTGCGAAAAGTACAGGGTTAGCCATTGGGGCGCCTGCATCATACATTAATTTTAATGTCTCAGCAAGAGCATCAAAGTCAAGACCTTGAGCTGTTCCTGTTCCATCGCCATTTGTATCATGTGCGAAAGCTGATGAACCATTTCCGGTAGCTACCCATTCAGCGATGCCACGCATCTCTCTTGGGTTACCATCTGTTCCATCATTGAATGTAGCATTAAAGAATTCATACTCAACTTCTCTTGCGATTTTGCTAAGTAGTTCTTCTAATTGAAATGCCATTTCATCATTGATTGGGTTTTGCCCTTCAAAAGCTTTTGTTCCGGTTTCCATAGCTTGTGAGTTCAAATAGCCTGTTGATGCCATTGCGGAATAGGTAAGTTTAATACCTTGGTTCCAAATTTGCACACAGTCTATTGCAGAACTTCTGCTTCTACCAAAGTAAGCAGGTGTTCCACCTTCAGCAACTGCTGTATAAGAGTTGACTGTAGGGGTATCTACTTTTTGGGTTTGGAAAACAGGAGAGTTAAGAAGTTTACCACCATTTAAACCACCAACCATTGATAGTAATGGGGTCCTTCTTGCTCCAACTTTAAAGAGTTCACCTGTAAAGTTATTAATCTCAGATACTGAGATTGGGTCTGGTGAGCCTATAGCTGCCATTTTTTTCTCCTAATTCTGTTTAGGAGCTTTTCTCCTAAACGCTACTTGTTTTTTTGAAGCTCTTCTAGAGCTTTCATTTTTGTAGCAATACTGTCTCTAACTCGACCGGTTTGTTGAGCTTCAGCTATCTGTTCTTGTACACTTGTGTTAGCACTTACAGCTTGTGCTTGACTAGCTAGATTATCTAATCTTTCTTGTCCGGCATTTACTGTCTCACGAAAACTGTCTTGCTGTCCAAATACTTCTTCTCCGAACTCTTCAGATACAAATGCTCTTAATGCATCTGCAGCTAAATCGCCTTCGTACATTTGGTCGGCTGCTTTACCAATACCTTTAGTTCTGTCTAATCCAATCTCTTGAAAAAGTACATCTCTCTCTTTGACTTGATACTGTGCTAGCTCATCCTTTAGAGCTTTATTCTCTTCACGAATTGCTTTCCAGTTCTTATCTCCAGGAGCTGATTGAACTTCAGTCTCATTAGTTATTTCTTCTGACATGTATTGTCTCCTTTATCTATAAATAATATTTAAGCAAGTGCCATCTATGTAATGCACTGGGTTCTGCTACATGTTATTTATTTTGCGTGTCTTGTATGTAGGCATCAAGACAGTTCTCGTATCCTAGGTCTAGTTTAACCGCCCGGCCTTAGTAGAGCGTCAATAGTTATTATATCATGTAATTTTAAAATGCAAGCTGTTTAAACAAGTAGTTATTCTTCAATTAATCCTGTGACTTGACCTGCTTGTGTTGTTGCAGCACCTGCTTGAATAGAAGATTGTGATGCTGACCTAGCTTCTGCACTCTTTATTAAACCTAATTGTTCCGGGCTAAGGCCTGCTAAACCACTAGCAATGTCCTCTTCTGATAAATCTTGTCCCATTTGTGCAGCTACACCAGTCAATCCACTTAGTTGTTCTGTCTCTCTAAACAAACTTCTTGCTTGTTCTTGACTAATTCCTGCAGATATAAAGTCTTGTACTGTAGATTTACCTAATGTTATATCAGCAACTTCTGCTTCAGCTAGTATTTGTGATACTAATATTTGATTTTCTAAAACTGATGTTGCAATATCCGGTGATATAAACATAGCAAATAATGCTTCTTCTGTTAAGTCCATACCATACTCTGCTCTATACACTTCAAGTACAACATCTCTATTATTTATTAATTGTTCATAACCGAATTGCAATCTACCTTGAAACTCTCGTATATCTACATCTCCTTGTATTGCATCAATAATTTCATTTTGGAATATGTCCGGATTTAGATTGTAGTTTCTTAAACTATCCTTCATAGCATCTTTAACTTCTAGATACTGTATCTCTGTCATTCTTAATGAACCATCTTCTCTTTTAATACCAGGGAATGTTTTAGCGTAGTCTTCTGATGCTCTACCTTGTGCAATAGCTAAATCAATACTTCCACTATCTACCCAACTATCTAAGATAATTTTTAAAATGTTACCTGGAAAGTATGGGAATAATGCTTGTGCATCACTAAGTGTAGGAGTGTAAGACTGTGTCTTTGTCTCAAAAGCAGGTCCGCTTCCTCCTCCTGGAGGTGGATATTGAGTTTGTTGTTGATTAAGTTGAGCTAATAAATCTTGAATTTTTTTTGCTGCTGCTTCTTCTGCATCTTTTAATGCTTGTTCTGCTGCAGTTAAAGCAGAAGATGTCTCATTATCATTACTTTCTATAGGAGCATTGTTACTTACAGGTTGAGCATCCGAACCATATACCAGTCCAGTTGTTCCTGCTACACCACCAAATTTCTCTGATTGTGCTTGTGCTTCAGCAATAGATATAGAACCTTGTATCTTTGCAGCTGCTGCAGCTCTAGTGTTAGGCCCAATGATACCATCGGGTGTTACACCTAGTTCATTTTGTAGTGCAATAATCTCTTGTTTTGTCATATTAGAATACTCCCGAATATGATTGTGGTATCTTTCTTGCAATATCATCTAAGAATGCATTCTTAACACCAGGGCTATTTATATATTTTTTCCTTACTAACTTATCAAATTCCTGGAAGTTACCACCTGCATCTATAATTAACTGATTAACTTCTTCTTGTTGTTCATTAGTTAATGACACAATTTGATTACCGCTAGTACCATTGATAAGTTTTGATGCTCTGTTTGAATACTGTGGGTTCCAAGTAGACCAGGAAGAACCTGCAAATGATGGATACAATGTATCATGTATTTGTTGCAACTCTGCTTTTACACCTGCATCATTTCCTGCTTTAACTTGTGCAGCCATCTTTACAAACTCTCCACTTTGTTTGTAACTTTCTAGCGCAGGCGGACCGAGTTTATTTGTAATATAGTTAGCTGTTGTAGCTTGTCCTGCATTAACACCAGTAAACTTTCCTACAAATTTTTGTAAGTTATCCGGTAACAAGTCCGGGCCACCTAGTAAATCTAAGTATGTACTGTCATCAATAAAGTCAATGTACATATCTACTTCTTCAATAGTCTTAAATGTTTTTGTTGTTAGGCCATAAGCTAATGCTTTTGCTAGTTCATTAACAGGCCCTTTCATATCTTTAGATAGTAAAGTCTCTCTAATGTTAATTATGTTTTGTGATATCTCTTCTTCTATAGCATTAGGGTCTGCATAATATCTAACCATATAATCTCTTTGTTCTTCTGTAGTACTTTGATACCACTCTGTATCAGCTAAATCATCTGTAGATATTGGTACGCCAGTAAGAGTTGCAGCTAAAAATGCAGCTTGTACATCACCATCCAGTAACCATTGCATGCCATTTTCTGTAGCTCTTTGTGCCAATAAGTTTTCTTGTACATCCATAATGCTTCTATAATCTTTTTGTTCTGCACCAGTTTGTATCTCTGATACCAGTAAATCCTCGTGTCCTCTGAATACATAACCGAATGTTTGTACGAATTTTTGGTCATCCATCTGTTCAATGTTTGCACCTGTTTGTATAAATGATTTGCTATCTACTTTAGCTAGTATCGGGAAGTCACCTAGCTCTTCATCTGTATCAAAGAATACAGCGTATATAGTCCCATCTATTTCGATGAGCCTTTCGGGTTGAAATATGAATTGATTAGTAAGCATTATCTATTGAAAGAAAATAATATTTCTTCGTCCTGTCCTTCTGTAGTCAAATCGTCATTTAAGCTATCTAGTATTATATCATACACAGGTTTACTTATTTTGTAAGCTATTGAATACTTATCAGACAACTCACCAAAGTTTTCCCAAAAACCTTCATCAGTTGTCTGCATCTTATTGTATGCTTGTGCTGCATCTGTAAGTAATATTGACATCTCATAAGCTGTGTAAGCTATCGCTACTGGTCCCGATAAAGCAGCTAGGCCTATTGCAGGTAAACCTTTAGCCACTGCTTTAGTTATTATTTGGTCGCCTATGTCTAGCTTCTCTAATACATTAAATACTTTTCTAAACATGCCAGGGTTCTTTTGCATAATCTCTTTAGATTTGTTTAGATTATCTACACCATCTGACTGAGATATTACTTCATCTAAATCTACTACATTTGTAGGTGTGTCTGACAGTAACTGAAATTGAGTTCCTTCAGGATTAACAAAAGGGTCAAGGTTTACATTAGATAAAGCATTTTTTAATTTAGAGAGTTCATCAGGGTTGCTACTGTATAAATCTAATTTATACCTAGGATTATCTACATCTCCTAATTCTTCTATTGCATTATATACAGCTGATTTTCCCTCATCAAATTTTGGAGAGTTTTGTATTGCATTTTCTCCTATTCTTGCTGTGTCATCTAATTCTAATTTTACAAATTCTCCTTTTGAATTTTTAACATATATATTTAAATTATTTTTATCTATTGCTTCTACAAGTTTTACAGTTGGAGTGTTATGCCATTGGTTAGGGTAATCTAAAGTACCTATTTTATTAATATCATCTACTACATTTGTAGGTGTGGATGGTAAATCTATAGTATGTAATCTTTCAGGAAGTCCTAATTCTTTTGCTATCTCTCCAATAGTTAAAGGTTCCCCAGTAACTAAATTGTTCATATCGGCAAAAGCCTCTACTGTTTTATTGCTAACTGTAGGGTTATCAATAATAGTTGTTCCAATAATTTTATTGTATTCATTAATATAATCTCCGCTTATTTCTAAAGGGAATGGTTGACTTGCACCATCAAATGGTCTGATAGTGTTGAGTAACTGTACAGGTTGTGTTGAATTAGGAAGAAAAAGTTCTACATTATTTTGCATAATCTCACCTACATAAGCAGCTACACTGTCTGCACTATCAATGTGACTGTACATTTGTCCACCATCTAAATACATATTATCTACAGAACTAAAATTTATGTACTCAGTTTGTTGTCTTCCTTGTTGCTCAAAAAAATATTTGATAACATTCTTAACAGCTTTAGCTTCGCTGTTATTTGGATTGTCGTATGCTCTTAAATAATCACTGGGTCCTTCTTTTAAACCTAAATTGTCTGCTATTTCAGCATACAAATTAGATACTAAGTCTTCCGGTAAATCTTCTATTTGATTATATATTTCTATAAGTTGTACAGTAAAAGGTCGCATAACTTCTGTTGAATGAAAAGCAGAAGTAATTGAACCAAATTCAAAATACTTCATATCATCAAGAGTTCTTATTTGCAACTCTAATGCCATAGGAACATCTTGAACTTTTATATTGCTACCTTCTAGTTGTTCACTTATCTCCCTTGTTAAATCGTATACATCTTGATTTGTGTCTATTTCAAAATCAAAACCTTCGTTTAATGCATTTGCTATATCTTCTATTGCTTCTGATGTTTCGAAGTATCCAGTCCACATTTGGTCAGGCTGACGCATATTGTCTAACTGTTCCATCTCTATCAATACTTCTAGATTTGCAAATGCATAATCAATCATGGTCTGTAAATTTAAGTTACCAAAGTTTTTCTCTAAAGGTTGGTAAGCGTCAAATACAGCAACAGTATGTGTTGTCCATGAGGCTTTTGTTTCCATACTTTGCATAAGGTTTCTTAATAAATTTTTGCGAAACTCAACTGCACCACCATCAAGTAGTTCGTCATAGATTTCTTTTAAAGCGTCTTGAACAATTCCAATTTCTCTATTGCCATATTCTGCCATAGATTATTTTGCTTTCTGTCTCTTAGCTTTTTCCTCTGCCCATTCTTTATGTGCTTTTTCAAAAAATATTTCGTATTTAGACTTACTCATTTTCAGGAATACTCTCTTTAATGCTAGGTTTATCTCTAAGCATTTGCATTACTTCTAGTAAGGATGGTGTTTTCTCTGCAGTTTCTTTTAGATTTCCAACACCTTCTTTTACTTTATCTGCAACTGCTCCTGGAGTATCTGCAATTAACTTACCAGTTTCAGCTAAACCTCCACCTATATTTTTTACAGTAGTTTGTCCAACTTGTGTAATCATTTTTAACAACTGATAGTATCTTTTAGCAGGTGCAACTGTACTGTTATATAATGCATCTTCAAATACAGGTAAGCCATCTCTTATCTTTTGTGTTATAGGGCCTACTGGTTGATTAGCAAAAAACTCATTGCCTTTATCTACAAGGCTTTTATCACCTTGTTTAAACACGCTGTCATCAGCCTGTGTTTCCGGCCTTTGTTCAAATCTAGTATTAGGAGCATCTACTTTATCATCATAAAAACCTTCATCTACAACACTAAAGTCTTCTGCTTGTGTTTGGCCTGGTTGCAATACTACTTGTAGATTTGCAAGGTCATTCAAATACCAAGCATAAAACTCTCCTGTATTTTTAAAACCTTCATCAACATAATCTAATATTGCACCTGTTTGCATCTCTGTAGCTATAAGCATCCCATTGCTATAATTAATTTTGCTTCCCATTGGGCTTTCTTTAGTTCCTTCACCTGTTGTAAAATATTCTGCAACATTGTTCATGTTATCTAATGCAGGTAAAATTGCATCAGCAAATGCTTCCTGGTCTTTGATTTCAACTATTGGTGGGTATTTTTTAATGTTAGTTATGTATGAAGATACTATTTGTTCATCATCCATAGTTTTATATTCTTCAGGTCCAGGTCCTTCAGGTGCTTGGTCGTTTAAATCAAAACCACTAATAATAGCTACATTTTCATTACCATCTAATTTAGGTCCTTTGTTATATGGATTATCAGTAAAAGCTGCGTAGTCTTGGTTATTATCAAAATACTTTCCTTGTGCCAATAAAATTAAATCACTACGCATTTCTTCTATGGTTTTACCTCTATACCAATCTAGTTTTCCGAATACATCTTGATTGTTATTATCTTCTTCCATTAGTTACCTCCTAGTTCTATAGCACCCATAGATGCTTCAAATAAATTAGTTGAGTACTTAATATCTTGTAAGTCTTCATTAGCAGCTTGTTGCTGTTGTATCTCCGGCCTTGCTTCTAAAGCTTCTGTAACAATTTCTAATGCAGATTTAACTACCGGTTGTGGTCCTTTTTGACCCATCAAGTATTCGTATGATGGTAAGACCAAAGGTACTGCAGCTCCTTTTAGATATCTTGGGAACTCACCTTCTCCTACAGCTCTTATATCTTTGTATGTAGTTCCTAGTATTACATCTCTATCTGTAATTAAAGAACCTTGAAAATCTTTTTCTAATGCTGCTGCTTGACCATAGGCCTGCACTGCTAAGTTTCCATAGTCAACTAAGTTCTGTGCTGTCAATGTTATACCTAATCCTGCTGCAGCCTGGTCTAATAACTGTTGTATTTGAGCAGGTGAAACATTAGGTTCTGATTGTAAATAGTTAGCTTCATTAAGTAGTTTTATAAAGTCTTCTGTTTGGCCTACTTCATCCATTAATTCTTGTAATGCAGTTGTATAAGCAGGTAGTCCTGCTGCTGTATCTTTTTCCCAACTAAACTCTGTATCGTCAGCAGCTTTAATAAATACTGCAGACATAAAGTTAGCTTCTGTATCACTCCATTGTCCATACTGTTCTACAGTAGGAGCTTTCATTCCTGCACGAACCATCTTCTGCTGTAATGCAAATATTTCTGATGGGTCCATGTCACTGAACATACTGTACTCATTACCTTTCCAAAAAGGAGCAGGTACAAATTCACCTGTAGAGTTTTGTATTAAACCATCTTTTGTAGTTTTATAACCCCAAGTAGGATGACTTGTTCTAATAGCACCTTGTGCTGCTTGTATATCTTGTGCAGTTTTTGACGCTTCTTCAACTTCTTCTGCTAAAACTATTTCTTCAGTGCTTGTATTTTCTACACCTTCTGCAAAATCTTTATATGATAATGTCGCACCAGTTGTTTGTTTTTCATTAAAAGTAATTATTGTATCTTTTCCTGGTTGGGTAAATGTTCCTTCAGCTTCTACTACATATTGTTTTTTACCAGTTGATATGTCATCATATACATCTGTTATAAGTTCTACTACTTTAGCTTGTGCATCTAAATTAGGATTAGCAACAATGTCTGCATACTTAGCTCTTGTCTCATCAGATATAAACTCAGAAAAGTCTGTGTTCTCCATAACTTCTGTTATAGACCATAGCTTTTCTATTGTTCCCCTAGCTGTTTTTGTAGGTCCAGGAGTTTCAACAGTAAAGAAATACAGTGGCTGTGCAAATGACTGGCTTATTAGTTCGGCTATAGATGCATATTTTTTCTGCGGTTCTTCTGTTGTACCCTCTTCTTCGGGCAACAACTCGTCTATTAAATCATCTTCCATTTATTAATCTCCTGTATTCGCACTATTATTAGGGCTTATCTCATAGAATAGCACCTCATTAGCTAGCTGTGGGAAGTTAGTATCTTTACCTTTAGTTACCAAATCTTGCCAAATTATTGTCATAATCTCTCTAGCTCTTACTGGTGCTTCGCTTACACCATTTAATGTTCTTGATTTCTTAGTTGGGTTAAAGACATACATAGTCTCACCCTTATAAGTAAAACTTCCTCCATCTAATAATACATCAATAATTTGATTTCTGTAATCTAAGTACTCAGTTAATATTGGATACTCCGGACTTTGTCTTGTCTCTTCATAGTCCACCCATCTATCAAGTTCTGCATATAACTCTCTTGTTGTTGCAGATTTTGGTTTACCTTGGAAGTTAAATAAATCAAATCCATAATCTTCTTCTATTTCTGCTTTAAGATTTGATATCTGTTCTTTTTGTAAACTATCCGGAACATTTTCTTTGATATCTCTTTTACCTTTTTCATACTCATAAATAGCTTGACTGTGTCTCATAAAGTTACCAAACTCTTCCAGTTGTAGTCCTTGACTTCTTGTTTCATAATATGCAGGCCAAAACAATTCGTCTTCTACTTTATCCGGATAAATATAATAAGCAGTGTTAGGTAACGCATCAGCTTCTAATAATCTTTTTCTATCATCTTCTTGCCACCAAAAGAATGCATTTTCTTTTACAGGTTGTTTACCAATTTTATAAGAGCTAGCTTGTTTCAATGGTATAGGGTTAATACCAAACTTTTCTATAAACTCTTCTTGTGTAGCAAAGTTGTCATAACCATTTTTAATTAACATTTCTTGATATTTATTTACTAATACTTGTGTTCCCCACCATTCACCATTTTTATCTTCAACTTCTATTCTTGGTTGTACTGCAGTAGGTAATGAGAATTGTGCCATACCTCGTATGACATAAACATTTCTTGCTTGTTCTAATGCCCTATCTATAAATTTGTTAACTTCTAGTTGGTCACTTTGGTCAACTAATCCTGCAAGTACATAAGAACTGTATAAATCCATTGCTGTTGTGGCAAATGCATTTTGTAAATCTGTATCCGGTGAGCCTTCCCAAGTTAAAAACTTTTTAGCCCATGCAGGTAATTGGTCTGATAACTGGCCGGAACTCTCAAACTCTCCTAAGAAAAACTTACGAGCAGATTGTGGCGCACCTATAGCATTTAAGAATATTCTCATTGGGAATGTTACTACTGGTCCAAATCCAGGAGCAAAACCATTCTGTGCAATTAAGTTAAGTCCCGATGCGTAACCAGGAGCTGTAGCTCGTATACCTTCATCTTCTAAACTTTCTCCAAATACTGCTGTTTGGTAAGGTGAAGTAATAGCATCCGGTAAGTTTTCTTTAACTCCCGATGCACGAATAACACTACCCAATGCTTTAAACGAACCTAATGTGAGTATGTTAAATACATCAACATAGTTAAACATAAGTTTTCCTGTTGATGGGTCTTTCTCTAAGAAACCATTCTCACTGTCCCAAGGTTTAGCTTCAGTACCATTGTCTACTGTTATTCTTGCTCTATTAAATTTTTGTGGGTTTTCTGTAATTAATTTACCCCATGATTGAAATACCTCTGCCCATATCTCCGGGAAAGGAATGTATTTAGAAAATAAATCTGAAGCAACATGTCGTTGTGATACAGAATAGAATAATGTTTTTACTTCATTCATAGCTGCAGTTTTTAATAACTCTTCTGCTTGTGGCAAGCTAGTAACAGTATTCTCTAATGATGGTTGTTTAGCAGCTTCAATTAATTCATCCCATAGTTTGTTACCATCAATCCAAGGTTCTGCACCTTTTAGGAACTTTGCTTTAGTTGCATCGTCCATATACTGTATAACCTCTATAGCATTTTCATAAAAGGCATATCTAAATAATGGGTCTCTGTTTAAGTAGTTAGATGGTTTAGATATCAATGCATTGTATCCAGTTTCCAATAAACTGTTTAAAGCATCATTACCATATCTAACATCAGCTAAGTACCCTGCTGCTTGTATCTCTTCACCAACAATCATTGTTCCGCTTTCAGATATTCTACTTTGTAGGTCAAATCTTCTTGGTAATACTTTAGGCCCTAAATCTTGTGCATCTACTTCTTGTTTAAACAGCTTGATAAATTGTTTGTAAAATTCTTGATTGTTTGTTCCTCGTTCTTTTAATTTAAATGTTTGGATATGTGTCTTGTATCGTAACCAATCTTTATTATCCATGACACCACCATTTTTAATAAACTGGAATATCTTTGTATTAGAACCTACAGACATATCAGCAACATACTTAGGATATTGTTTTTGTCCATTTTGATACCAAACTCTTGTAGCAAGTTCTGCTGATAATTCGTTACCTGTTCTTGGGTCTATTATCTTAGCAGTAGGATTTCCTACAGTTTGTGCAACTCTGTATTGGAGACTTTCTAAATATTCTCTTAACGCTTTGTCACTTTGTAAATATAATCTATCTTCCGGATTAAAACTTCTAGCAACTAATTCTTCTAAAGTTTCTTTTCCTTCACCTCTAAGATATATCATTGTGTCATCGATACCTTTATTAACAAGTGGAACGACTATTGGGTCTGATGCAAGTAAGTACATTTCTTCCCACAATGCTTCCCAGTATCTAGGGTTAATGTTTCCAGTAGGTAAATACTTATCAACACTAATCATTAAGTTCTCTGCTAAATCTTTTCTTCCATCAAGTAATCCTCTAGTAATAGCGGCTTCACCCATAGATGCCATGTAACTTTCATCTGTACTAAATAAACTTCCTCCAGGCATACCTTTAGCAGCACCTTTTACTTCTTCAACTGTTAGACCTAATGCATCAAAGTTAGATTTAAACATTGCTTCCATAGTTGGTTTATTAAGAACTGTGTCTATATTTATATCTGCTGCAGTTTTAAAACCATCTCCTTTAGCTTTGCTGTATAGATAAATTAAATTATTATCCATTAGTGGTTTACCAAATCCTGTTTTTTCTGCAAGCTCTCTATTAGCGATATATACACTTTCTTGAAATGAGTTAGCTCCAATGTATACAGCATTAGCTACAGCATTTTCACCTTGCAATGCAACAGATACATCAATGATAAAGTTTCCTGCATCATCTTGATAGGTTCCTATAACATGACTTTGCTTAGACAACAGGCCAATAGTGTCATCATCTAAAAACACATTGTCTATTTGTTGGTCTATATATTCTGCAGGGCTTATGTTAAGTTCTTTTGCTTTTGTTTCGATATCTCCAAGTTGACCTAAGCTAAACTCTTTATCTTTATAAGGTGATACGAATGCATCTCCTTCTGCAAGTTTTCTTGTTTGTAAGTCAATAAATTTTCTTTCATCTAAATCAGTAGTAAACCCACCGGATTTTATAAATGCTTCACCCATAGAGTTATAAGTTACGCCATCAAATCCTTCTATACTTCCTTTAGCATTAGCTTTTATTTTTCTAGTTTTTGTTTTAAATGCTTGTTCAGTTAACTCTGCAAATCTTAAATCTCTCAAATCAAAATTATTAACTGCAGCATCAATAATGTAATCTGAAACAACACCTTGTGGATTTGTTTCTAGTAGATTTGTTTTTATTAACTTTTGTGACCTATTGTAATCTATAGCTTGAAATTGTCCTATATCTTCTACATCAATCATATTTTTTAAGAACTCAATATCATCCGGACCCATTCTTGTAGTCATAACTATTTCACCTAAGTTGTTATACAACTGTGCTACTTCATTTGCTCTAACATCATTTCCAAATAGACCAAATTGTTTGTTTGAGTTTAAGGCCATTCTTTGAAATGGATGTGTAATAAAGTTTACTTTGTCACCGAATGCAGCACGCAAAGCTTCTTCGGGTGATATTCTCAACATAAGAGCAAGTCGTAACATCCAGGCAGGTTTTAATATTTTGTTTTGTACATTATCTAACATAGTTTCGATAGGGCCTTTTGGTTTTAAAGTAAGTCTGTTTCCGGATACATTATCTAACAATGCTTTTCTAGGAACTTTTAAAAAGTCAGTCCAGTTAAAATCTTCTGCTAGATTTTTGGGTTTATCTGCCCATGCTCTTAATCGACTATCTGTAGGTCCAATTAGTGTTTGATGAGCTTTAGTTGCTTGTACTACATCTTGTGGGTCTACGATTGTTGAAAATGTTGAACCTGCTTGTGACAACATGTGCATGCTAGGTACTGCTTCAAAGATAAACTCTTCTATTTTGTCAATGTCATACTCAATACCTAAACTTTGAAAATGTCCTTCTAAGTCATCAATAATTCTTTTGTATTTCTTTTTTACTTTTACACCATTAAAAGATAATGAACCACCAGTAGTACCTTTAAAATAACTTCTTAGTTCTTCCATTTCTGCGCCAAAGTTTTCTTGTTGTTTAATTAGACTTTCAACATCTACTAACAAGTTAGGGTTTTGTTCACCAACTGAACGAGCAATAGTCTGATTAACTCTGTTTACAATATCATCTAGCTCTGATTGTGATTTTGCAGCTAATGTTTCTTGTGCATATTTACCTCTAGTCTTACTATCAACAAATGCATTCTTTAAGTTTGTATCTATGTTCCAGGCTGTTTCATCTAGTTGACTAATGATTGCTGTAGTTTGTGGTCTTAGTGACATAGCTCTTTGCATGTGTTTTGGTAATGACATACGCAACTGTGCGCCAACACCAAGCAATCCTTTAGCAGGTTGTGATGATTGAAACATCCCTACAAATTTTCTTATAGGTGCAACATCTGTACTTTGACCAGTAATTAATTTACCAACAAAGTTAAAGAATTCACCAGTCACTGTAGGTTTAGCAGGCAATGCTCCTAGACCAAAGTTTTTATTATTCTTAGTTAATTCTCTAGCTCTATCAAGTTCTATTTGTGTTTTCTTAGGTACATAAGATTTAATCATTGTAAACATATTGTCTAATTGTGTATCAGTTAAATTACCACCTTTAGCAACAACATCAAGTACATCCCATACATGTATAGGGTCATCTACTTCTAGAAGTACTTTCTTTACTGACATAGGAATATTTCTAAATTCCGGAATATCATTTAAGAAAGACATACCTTCATCACCGCTAAGTTTTGCTATTGCTTCTCCAAATTTTTGTCCCCATCCTGTAGCTCTAACATCATCTAATGTTCTACCATAAAAAATAGCTCTATTTTGTTTACCTGTTTTTCCTGGCAAAAATGTTTTAAATAATTGTTTAGATAATTGTGTAGCATCATCAGTAGCTTTTAATGCTTTAGTATTAGCACTTACCATTGTTCTCATTGCATTTTTTACACCTGCACCATAAGCAAGGCCTAGGTTTACTGGGTCTGCTGCAACTCTAAAGACACCATCAATAACACCGGAGACAACACTGTATCCTGTGGAACCTGGCTCTAACATTTGTGCAGCAACTATTCGTCCAGGAGATATGTCTATCTCTTCTCCAGTTTTTGTTTGATATTTAAATTGGTCTTCTCTTTTATCAAACACTTCTGTAATCGGCGCACCATAAATATCTGTAGCTCTTGTCATTGCGGTTCTCTCGTCAGAACCTTTTCTTATTTCATCAAGATAAGTTTGTGTCTGTCTTAAATCTATTGAAGATGGTAAATAACCAGTACCTAAGTTAAGAGGTTTTCCTTTCTTTATTTGTTGCAAAGCTAGATTAAGTTCTGTAGGTCCATATTTTTGTCTTGCATTTATAAATGCTTCACCAACACTAGGATTAAATACATTGCTTAAAAAATTAGCTGTCGTGCTACCTTCTTGTCCTGGAGTTTGATTAACAAAAGTTTCAGCTAAACCACCTAATGTAGCACCTGCTACTGTAAGTGGAACTGATTGTCCAGTCTCTTGTGCAGCAACTACTGCAGATTTAAAACCTCTTGATATAGGTTGGAATGCAGCATCTAATGCAAGCATACCTAACTGTACACCTCGTTTAAAAGGATTTACTTTAGTAACAATTTTCTGTTCATACTTCTTTGCAAGTATCTCTTGATTTCTTTGAGCTAATTGCAAAGCTATGTCATCTTCAGGATTTAAACCTGTTAATGCTGAATATAGTACCATCTGTGGCGGTAGGGTAGGGTAGGCTTTACCCATGTTAGCTATTCGTTGTTGTAATTCTAGGTTGGTTTCTTGCGTTCCCTGTTTGTAAGAGTTTACCCTATTGAGCGTATCTTCTGCATGTGCAATAGCGAGGTCCATTGCAGAAAATGATATACCATTAGACCGCATCGCTTTCCTTTAATTTGTTGGCATACCTGTTATTTTTTTTAGTATCAACAACTTGTGGTGCTGCATCATTTTGTTGGAAGTATTCTAAAATTATTGGGTCTTGAAATTTATCAAAGAGGCCGGCCATATAACCATTAAAATCTAATTGTGGTTTAGGTACGCCACCTGTACCAGTTTGCAATCCATTAACATTAGATACACCTGGAAGTTTAGTTGCCTCTCCTAATTTGATAGGCCTAGCAACTGCAGTTTGTATAGCTTGTGCTATTTCCGGAGTTTCTGCTGTAGCAGAAGTACCTGTTAACCCAGTAGCTAAATCATTTACCATACCGGATGAACCTGTTGGGTCTCCTTCTTTTCTAGGAATATACAAATCTGCATATCCTGGGTCTGGTTTCATGTCTGTATTTTTTTTAGCAGCTTGTTCTGATGCACTCAACCTAACCATATTTTTTATCCTCGTCTTCTAAAAAGTTTCCGATGTTTTGAAAAAATTCCATAAAATTTTTTTGTTGTTTATCATTTAATCTTCTCATCATTATTTTAATAAGAACACCATCCATAGGTCCAGGAACTAAGTATTCAAAAAATACTGGAGTACCTTCTAAATCAATAACAAGTTCTTCTAAGTTAGGGTCTGTATCATCTAAGTCGAATTCTATATCCCAGTCTTCTTCATTAATGATATTGTAAAAAAGATTATCAGTCTCTTCCATCGGGTCAAAATCTTTAGCCACCTTGTCCACCTCCTTGTGCTGCTGCTTGTGCAAGAACTTGTGCTAATCCCGGTGGAGGTCCTGCTTGCGGTCCTGCTTGTTGTTGACCTGCTTGGGCTAAGGCTACCTCTTCCGGTGTCATGTCGTCACCCTCAGGAGTATAGAACTTTTCTAGAATTGAATTCATGTTTTGAGGATTTTTCTTAATCTCAATTGCAGCCATAGTTGCTTTAGGGTTACCTTGTGCAGCTTGTGCCATAAGACTTTCAAACAAAACATTCTCTGCTCTCTCTGCATTAATTCTTGAATTGATTTGTGATATGTTATCTAATCCATCCATGTTCTCTTGTAAAGTTTGTTTATCAATAATGCCTTGTTGTTTTAGCTGTAGGCCTGTAATAATCTTTTGTGGTTCATCGAACCCGGCCATAACACCATAAATTCTTCTTGTCTTATACATTTCTGCAATATCTTTACCAGGAACATAAGTCTCTTTAAAGGCTGTACCATTTCTAAAACCTGCAATAGGTTTACGCATATTTGGGTACATGGTCTCATCCCACTCTAATCTCTTAGTGTCAATCTGTTCTAAAGCATCTTTAAGAATTACTTGATATTCTCTTACATGCAATGATGCAGATTGTCCTAGTTCTTCTAATCCTCTACCAGTAACAAAAGCGTTAGGCGATTGTCCATCATCTGATACAGGATATGCAGAACCTAAACGAAGATGTCTTTCTAGTCTATCTATCTGTTGGAACAGCTGATAGGGTAGATTGTTTGTTGGTTTAGATACCTGGCTTCCAGGTGTCAAGTAGTTAACTGACAATCGTCCTTTCTTATACTGTCCACTTTCTATCTCGCCAATGATGTTGGTTTCTGTAAACACAGCATCTTCCATTGCAATGACAGATAGAACATTTATCTTCGCCATATTAGCCATCAAGCCTATAACATGATGGAATTGACCTTGCATTTGGTCAAAAGCAAATCTTTTAGCTACTACAAATCTTGGTCCGGATTTAAGTGGGTTAGGAATAAAATCTAATATAACTTTGTTTTCCGGTAAGAAAATGTATGTACCTTCGTCATCATAGTATTCTGCTACAACTTTACCTGTACCACTTTGATTAGCCCAGGTTTTGTCATAACTTGACATGTAAGCCATTGTATTATATTCAGCATCAATCTCATCTAAGATAACATTCTTGTGATTTGGATACAGTTTAGCCAATGTCTCATGTGGAACTCTGTGTACAATAGCTAGTTCTTTAGGTTGTTGACCTTCGCCAAAATATCCAGGGTAACAAAGATAAGGGTCTTTTACTTCTGCATATGGATAAGGAACACCATTAGCATCTTTCTTTTCTTTTAATACCCATACAGCAAATCCATAACCAGGTAGCCATCTACCAACTTGTGGTAATTGTAATTCTAATTTTTGTTGTTCATCATAAGCATGTACTATTCGTTCTAGTTTTTCTGCTCGTTTTGTAGCTCGTTCACTATCTTTGTCATTAAAAATATCAATTTTTAAATCGGGCGCTCTACCTAGTTTTTGTGCAAATCTCTCCATAGCCGAATGTAACATGTTAGGTGCAGGTATTTGGTTATAATCCATATCACGCATTTGTTTACCAAGTAAAGCCTTGATACCATCAGCACCACCATTCATAATTGCTCTTATTTTATCTTTTTCTGAAATGACATCTGCGTGTTGCGCTCTAAGCTCGTACACCCTGTTATATATTTCGTCTTCTGTTTTCATTATCTCCAACTATCTAAATCTATATCACTACCTGCATATCCACCAAAAGATGGCTCATATTCAAGTCCCATTGTAGCAAGTCTTTCCTTCTGAAGTCTACGAATAGTTTTCATTGGGAACCAACTAGCCATTACTAAGTCAGACTTTTGTCCAACACTTCTGCTTTTATTCTGTGCAGAACTGAAATACACTAACTGACTTTTATATAAGTTTACCTTTTCTTGGGCCTCAAAGCCAAGATATGGCAAAGAAATTAATTTTTGTTCAAACAATGGTCTCATTGCTGTAACACCAAATATCGGGTCGTGTTTATTAGAATAAGTCTGCGTTCCTTCTAAGAAGACACCATGTTTACCTGCAAACTCTCTAATAGATTGGTCTTGTCTAATTGCACGCTGAAAACCATTCTCTTCAATAACCCAATGAGAGAGATTGTATTTCACAAACCATTCTTTAATTATTTTAAGTGCTTGTGGAATACCACCTCCAAGTGAGTTCTCCATATCAATCATATACAATTTGTTAGATGCCTGGTCATAACCCCATAAGAATGCAGCTTGATATCCGACTGATGCCGGGTCAAGTCCTGCAATTAACCTAACTCCTGCAGGTACCTGCCCAATTTCTCTACTTTGGTCTCGACATGCTTCTATTTCTACGCTGTCGAATAAAGCCATACCATCAGGCATAGCAACATTAAGATAAACCATTTCGTAAATTGCTCTACCACCAGTAGTCTCTGCAGCAGACTTTCTACCCATTAACCATTTGTAAGTTCTTTTGTTTGCCCACAACATACAGTCCTGGTGAGCTTCATCATTCCAGTCGGGTAAGGTACATCCTGTATCGTGTGCCTCTTCTACTATCGTATTCCAACTTTCGTTGTCTAGTAGATGAGAATATAAATCGTCATAGTGTTGCCTGGAGCCAATAACAATTAAAGCTGTGTGTTCCTCTTTTCGAGAAGATAGTGTTGTTGTCCACCAAGTTCTTGTGTTCTCTCTTGATGCAGGTTGCATTGTAGAAGAGTGGTCCTCTAAGTCATCGCCTATGATAATATCACAATCTCGTGAAAGAATTTTTCCACCCCGACCGATACCAACCATGGTAGGAGACTTAATCCCGGTAACAGTACGAGTGCCAACAGTAAACCCACTCTGCGACCACGCTTTTCCTGCTCTGCTAGTTGGTTTAAAACTCTTTCCAGGTGGGCAGAGTTCTTCGATAAGTTTTTCATTGTTCTCTAACTGGTCTATTACTGAAGCGACAGCATTCTTAGATATCTCTTCATTACCACCTACCCACAATATTCTAACATTAGGGTTCTTGATTATGAGCCATACTGCGAAATGAATTAGTAGGTCAGTCTTGCCATGTCGTGGAGGAGATAGTATCATCTGCTGATTTCCATGTTCAATAGCTTCAAGAATAGATTTAATCCATCTAATGTGAAACTCCGGAGTTTGATATGGTTCACCAGTCTCTGTTTGAAAATATCTATCTCTAAAAATTTTAAAGTCAGCTAATGACTTCTCTGCTTTAGCAGGTAAAGTCCAGTTCTCTGCTTTTTCTTTTGTCTCCATATCTTCTATCCATGCAGCATACGCATAAGATAGAGCAGCTTTTGTACAGCCTAAGATTTCTGCAGCGTCTTGTTTTTTTAAATCACCTTTAAGAATAAGGGGTCCTAAGTTTTTTTCTACAAGAGCATCATATACGACACCTCTTCTTTTTTGTACATTAGGTTGTGCTACAGGTTTACCATCATGTTCAGGTTCATAAACTGCACCTTGTTGTTGTGCGTAATATTTTTTATTGTGATATGCTTTTGAGCATTTTGGTGAACAAAATTTTCTTGCAGGTGCTTTTAAAACATTATGACACGATTGTGCAAAACATACTTTTACTTTACTCATTACAAGTTATCCAACATTTGTTACATACACTGTGGTCATCATCTTCTTTTGTTATTTCTGCTTTACAGAACATACAATTGCCTGAAAAAGGTTTTGCTACTACTCCTCCATTATCAACTTGTTTATTCCAAAAATTGTTTAATGGCTCACTTAACTGGCTCATTTAGAATATCCTTCGCACTCTTTGTTTAAACAAGTCATTTTAGCCTTGTCTATATCGTAGTTTAAGTATAGGCCACACTTAGGGCATGCTACTTTCAATTAAACTTTTTTTCGTATGACCTTAGTTTTACCATTTTTGGTCCTAGCGTACTTATGTGTTTTAGTTTCCCTAATTAAAGTTCCACTATAAGTTTTGTCGCCCCAATTCCAAGTTACTCTTTTACCGGCCATATCTCTCCTACCACATTTTGCAAGACCAATATCTTGCACTTGTTTTATCCGATGCTGTATCACATTTGTGTCTAGCACGAAATGATTTTCTAGCTGCCGGATTATCTTTTCTTATCTCCATGTTAGGGTCGCCGAACATTACTTTCTTAACTTTGTCGCCATCGTTAACATAGACCTTAAACTTTTTACGACCATGACCTGGTTCACCTTTACCAATCCTGGAAGGTTTATTTAATGTTACAGATTTACCTTGATACTCCGCCATACTACTTCTTTTTCTTTTTACCTTTTTTCTTAGGTTTTTTCATACCCTTTGGGTATCCGATATCTTTTGGCATATTAACTCCTTTTTGATAATCATAACACAAAACCCCGCCGAAGCGAGGTTCTGTTCGTACAGTCTGTCCATTTACTGTAATGAAAAACATGACAAGTCACAAAAACATTCCATCAATTACACTGTTACACCACATAACTTTGTTTACTTTTTAAAGATGAATTGCCTTTCTTTCTTATCACAAAATTGTATCCTCATACAATTCCCTGGTACTTTACCAGGTATATTTAATTTACCGCATCTATGTTTTTATAGGAGGTAAAAAAAATTTTTTTTATGTAAACTCCTGGCAGTTCTCACAGACACCATCCATTAACTGGTCAGCCCAATAAGGATGCAAACAAATATCACAATCCTCTACGCTTATATAATCCATTAAAAAACTATACCATAAAGTAAAGGCCCTGCTGTTGCCAGTAGGACCTAAACTTAACATACACAATAGAAAGGAGGAACTTATGAAAAACCTTTGAGGTCCCTAAGTTACCTATCTATTCATAATAATAGCATATCATTAATTTAAGTGGGGCATTTAATTAAGTAAGGAGGCCTACAAAAAAAATACCCTATTTCATTTTACTATATTATTTTTATGGTATAGTTGAATTACACAAACACATTAGATTGCAGACTTTTAGAACAATCTAATAGATAAGACATCAAGTAAGTGGATTAGTCTGACCATGGTAACTAGGGTAAAAGCCTATTATTCTACATATGTTATATAGCTACTATATGGAGTTATTCGGTTTGGGTTGGGAGTAGCACAGGGTAAGAACTACTTAACATCTTAAATAAGTAATAACTTGCTAGTAAAGGAACACCACTATCTGTAGTGCGTTTTATATTAGTTAACAGCATATCTCTGAAGGGTACACTATATATACTAAGGTGGTTCACATTTAACCTCACCCCTTTATTTATTGGTAGTTTTTACCAATTCTATTCTTCTTTTCTTTGTGGTTCTATCCACCTTTATATCTATTATTACTGGCTGTTCATACAGCTTGTCTAAGAGTATCCTAGAAATTTAAACGAATGCCCCTAGGGTGCTTGACTACTAACTTTATTCTGTTTCTCCTTCTCCTTCAATGGATGTAGCCGGCTTGTGAAATATTTCACTAATGAAAAAGTCTTAGGCCTTTTTTGGGTGCAAATCATCAAAGTTTTTTTAGATTTTTTAAAGTTTTTTTTTGATGTAGTAGAAACCCCAATGTTTATAGGCTATTTCCCCCTATGTTTTTTCTTTATTTATTCAATGGTTGTTGACAAGTAAAGACATTCCCCCTATATTTAATACTAACAAACACAGTAGAGAGGCCCTTAACTTTCACACAAATAGCTAAGGAAATGAGCGAGACAAGTACAGCTTAGAGGATGCAACTAAATACTCGGAAAGAGCCATAATGGCCCGAGATACCTACCCACTAAGCCCACCGGAGACACCTAGACACTCTTAACGATAAGGAGTTTTATCCGGCTCAGACCATCGAGATTGGCCCGAAAAGCGTAAAACGACCTCATAAGCGAAAAAAGCCCTAATATGGAAGTAATTAGGGAATGGGAGACCTTATACAATTACTAGCACCCCGCATTTCTTAGCTAAAACCTTTATTAGCTACCTTAGTTGGTAGCTTGTAGCACATAATTATTAAGATTAGATAAGTATCGGGAAATTATAACCCGAAGATTTTATACCTTAATTTGTGTGTTACAAGCTATTAATTAGCACTATATAAAGGAGAAATATGAATAACTTAGCAAATACTGGTGACGATTTAACTGGATTAATTGACGATATTCGTAGAATTACAGACAATGACGATTTAAAAATTGTTTGGGATGCGATGCGAATTCAGTGGGATAGAAACGCTAGAGCAAAAGTAAAAACATTCAATGAATTAGACCTTGTAAATGTTCAATTCAAAGATGGTTCTTACAGATGCAGAGTTACAAAAGTTAATCAAAAGACTATCAATGTAACAATTCTAGAAGGCCCATGGAGAGGGCGAAAGGCTAGCAAAGTATATACAAGATTTGTTACCAAAGTTACCCAAGAAATGATAGACGCTGAAAAACAAAATATATAAGTAGCTAGAGCCTTCGACCCCCTCGAAGGTTCTGTGGTATTTATACCAATAGATAAAGGAGAAAAATGACATTAGATGAAAAAAAACAATTAGCTAATACAATTAGTAAATATGCAAAATGGGATGGCTCAGACATCCTAGACATTTTACAAATTGCTTTAGAAGATGCTAATTTTCATTCTGTTAATCGTAAAATCGAATTAATGCGAGCCGATGAGAGCTTAATATCTAACGAATTTTATTGTTTAGGTATCGGCGGTTCTCATCTTCAAGACCAATAAGTAAAGGAAAAAATATGAAATTAATAGATTATCAAAACCATTTTTATAATGGTAATGATTTAATTTATAGTGCAAGACAAGAAGGTAAAGAAGAACGAATTCTTTTTCGTAATGGTATTCAGTTTACAGAAAAACAAGCAAAACTTTACAAAAGAATAAATAACCCTTTACCAAAATGTTCTATTAGATAACTATCTAGAAGGCATTGTTTAAACAGTGCCTTTTATGATAGCTATAACAAGCTATTCAATAGGAGTTGGCATATATCCTATGCCCGCTATTATTGTAAGACACAATAAAGGAGACACATGAATACACAAAAACAATTGTTGGCAGAAAACCCAACAGATAAAAAAGTATATCAAGGCACACGCGAGGAATGGCTTAACGATGTAGCCGACTTCTTTTACAATAAAATAAAAGAGGAATATGTTCCTGTTGTACCTAGAGAAAATATTAAATTATCTATGGGGTTCATGCCTACAGGTAACAAGATGGGTAACGCTATCGGTGTATGCCACTATGAAGGCCACTCTACAGGAAACTTTAGAGAAATCTTTATCAAGCCTACACTCGGAGCCAGTAACCTAGTCGAATGTATCGAGACAGCACAAGTTGTAGCCCACGAAGTTACACACGCAGTGTTGCCAGTCAAAACAGGCCATGGCCCAAAGTTCGCTAGAATAATCAAGAATTATCTAGGTGCCGAAGGTAAACCAACAGCTACTGTTGCAGGCCCAGGGTTCACATTGTTAGTCAAAGACTTCATTGAGAGCTTAGGTTATCTTCCGCATTCAAAAATGCTAGAAGATAAAATCGGTAAGGGTTCGACTACAGTTGCAGTCAGATGCACAGGCGCAGAGAGTTGCCCAGGTTCATCAGACAAATCAATTGCCCAAGGTTGGGGATTGATTGCAAGAGTATCTATCGCAGTCTACAGAAAAGTTGGTGACAACTTTAGATGCATGGCTTGCGGTTCCAGTACTGTTGTAGAGTTACCGGAAAATCTTAGAAAAGATTACAAGTAAGTATATAGATAGCTTGTTGTTTAAACAGCGAGCTATCGATTATATTTATCAAGACACAAACAGAAAGGAGATATATGCAAGCATATATTATAACAGCTAGAGACACATTCAGTGGATACCATGACGCGTTCAAGGTAACAGCAGAGAGTGCATCTTCAGCTATAGAAAAGTGGAGCAAACTACAAGGGAAATTAGGTATCAATACAGAGTATCGATGGCCTAACCCAGTGGCCTGTAAAGCAGAACATTTCAAGCCACAGTTTATTCACCAAGACAATATGCCAGTAAACATGAGACACAGTGGCATTGAGGGTGATGGTGGTAGCCAGTATAATCATGAGATTGTACAGTGGAATGACCTAACTAGAGCAGAGAAAGAAGATGTTCTAGAATGGTTAGCCATGGACCAAGAGACCAAAGACGATGAGCTTACGCCCTTTTAGTGTCGAGGGTTGACAGCTTGTAGCCTATGAGGAGTACATATAGGTGGTTTATTCATCCACCTTCCTTTACCTTGTAGGCTACTGGGTGTAGATAGCAAGCAATTTATGTAAGGCAAAAAATACATTGCCCTGTATAAAAAGTCTTATGTAGATTGCTTGCTGTTTAAACAGACAGCAGAGACACAAAGAAAGTAGGACACAATGTCAAAAGATATTAGAGACGAGTACTGGTTCGAGAAGTTCGGACACCCAAGAGACAACAAAAAAATAAAACGATTAAAAAAATTAATCGGAATTGTACAAGCAGAATTAGAGATAGACAAATCTTTAATGGTAGCTAAAGATATCTACTGGGACAGAGGATATATAGCAGGTTTAGAACACGCTATAACAGTAATACAGGAGGAAGAATAATGACTAACACAGATACAATACATTCAGTTGCATTGGTGTATGCACAAAAAACAGGTAAAGAATTACAGATTACTAATAGTTTAATTAGAAATATGCAAAATGATTTATCTCAATTAGCAACTGAATACGCAGTCAATGACACAGATAACTATTTTAAGGAGAAAGAATAATGGTTTGGAAAGTAATTGACTTAAGCGAAGAAAGACAACAAACATATTGTACAAGTTGCAACAAGATAACTAATTCTAGTAGAGCAGATTATCAAAGTGAGTTTACTTGTAACGATTGTGGAGCAGAAGTACAGGAGGAAGAATAATGAAAAGACAACTTGAAATTATGACAAAAAGATATAACTTTGTTGTTGATTTGTTAGATGAAGACCAACAAAGAACTTTACGACAATGGTATATAGATACAGGTGTAATCCAGGAGGAAGAATAATGAAACTATATTACTTAAAGTATACGCAAGAAAGCGAGGCATATGTCTCAGCAGACAGCGAAGAAGAGGCAGTACAAAAGATAACAGACTTCACCAGTAATGGTGGAGAGAATATGCACAACATTCGACTAAACGAATGTGGTTGGAGCGTTGAAGGTGAAGAAGGTGAACTTCTACCTATTGCAGAGAAACATCCTAACGCACACTTCGACACGCATATTAATGAGTATGGTACTACATATCAGCAACAGGACCAAGACTTCCTGTTCTATAATTAACCCAACAGGGAAAGCCATTGGGTGGGTATGGTTGTTCAGCCTACCCACATGGCTG